AAGCTACGTTTGCAAAATTCGATTACTCTGGAAACGGGCAGTAAATTGCGAATTGATCCGAATGCCAAAGTCCGAAAATGTATTATCAAGGCGACAAACGTCAATCAGAGTTCTATTGAGATTGAACGTTCTGCAAGTGTCCGACGTTGTAAGATCGTCGTTGAAGGGCGAAACAACAAACTCATCATTGAGAAAGGCTGTCAGCTCCAAAACCTGTTAATTGAAGTGTTAGGCGAAGATTGCACCCTTATCATAGGTAAAAATACGCGTAACACTGGAGAGGGCAAAATTTCTTGTCAGGAGAAGGGCACTACATTAAGAATTGGGGCAAATTCGTTGCTCGCCAAAGGTGTCACCATGCTTACCAGTGATGGTCACGATATTTTGGAACATGGGCAGCGTATTAACCCTGCCAAAGACATTCTTCTCGAAGAGCATGTTTGGCTAGGCCAAGATGTAATGGTACTAAAGGGAGCGAAAATCGGTAGTGGTTCCGTCATTGGCGCTCGTTCTGTTGTATCAGGCGTAATTCCGAGTCAATCCATTGCTGTTGGTTCACCTGCAAAAGTGGTTAAACAGGGCATTACTTGGGATAGTGCACTGACTTTCGCCCAAAAGTGAGTGACTCTCCTGAATCTTATTCAGTCCGATATCTGCAGTTGATGGCTATAAGCGATAGCCATCAACGTCTTACAAGATCGTTATCCTCTTAATACTGCAAATAGTCAGCCATCTGGACGTTAATAGTTAACCATTCCTGATAGTTGCGGACGTTGCCCAAAAGGAAAGCCGTCTGATTCCGGGTAATCGCTGAGCGTCTTTCGGTCCTGCAGCAGTTTCAGATAATCCTCCTCTGTTTTGATTGGTGATGTGCGCAGCTCAGCGGGATAGCTCTGGTCTTTCTCGTACTGGTCAATGCGGTCCAGCACTCTGGTCAGTTCCCCGTCTCGCCATTGCTTTTCTTCAGCCGCTTTAAACGGGCGGTGCCGTTCGATGTCATACTGCCATTGTCCGTCTGACCACGAGTCATAGAGCTCCGGCTCAGTTAGCGTATGCGTTACTGGCAGTTCTCCCAGTTCTTCAATCCGGTAATTTTCCCCGTTGTCGCGGTCAGTGGCATACGCCATTTCTCCGCGATAGTCCAAGAACTGCTGCCACTCTCCGTTGACAAGTTTGGGCGCGTGCTGCGCGGATTGCGGCTCGGGTGGCGGAATAAAGGTGTGGTTTTCCGGTAGCTCAAAGTTGTAGTCAGACACTTTAAATTCATTGCCGTACTCGTCATAAAACGACTGCCCCAGCAGAATCGGGTAAACCTGCCAGTGACCTTCTTTGAACAGCACTGTTTGAGAGCCTGCCTCAAACTCGGGGGGAGACTGCGTGATCGCATTCTCCGGGAACTGTCCATCCGGCTTGCCAATCACAAAAGGGTTTCCATGTGGGTCAAAGTACGTTTTCCAGGTCATGTCTTCAATTTCATCAGACCAGGTGCCGGTTGCCCGGTCATAACGGGCAGTCATTCCATCACGGGACGGCGTGTAGAGCGTCTGAGTGAAATCGTTACCCAGCGCCGTGCCTTTGCTGACATGCTCGGTGGTGTTCTCAATCCACCATCCGTCGGAGGTGATACGCGAGACATTAACGGTCTGAGATTGGGCGAAAAATGGAGTCATTATGCGAGCCTCACAATCCAGTTGACTTTGCGGTGGTTGATGGTGTTTTTCAGCGCGCCGAACAGGGCAATGGCAATCGTGTGAGCATGAGAGCCAATCGCGACTGTGTGCGCGTGCGCTCCTGCACTGTTCGTTGTCCATGTTTGGGCGGCTTCGATGGTGGTACCGTTGGCATAATATTGCCCGCTTCGAGCGCCATTCTCTTCCGTTCGTGTTAGCGATAATGTGTGAGTATGTGCGCCACCAGACGACGTCGTTTTTGAACCAATATCCGTCGACAATACGCTTGACCCTGGGTGTTCATGCGCTTTCACTTCCCCTTCTTCAAATACACCGACCGTTTCGCCGTCTTCCTTACCAATGACGCCGCACCCGCGCATATCCGGAATGATGCCGTCAGGAAAGACTTTGGCGAGCTCCGGATACGTCGCCATATCAAACGCCTGACCTTTGAACATACCGAAACCGTCCGGCGCAATGTCCGTAAACCACGGAATGGCGGCCCCGACCGGAAAGATTCTGGCGGCGAGTTTAAGCCAGAGGTTAGTGACCAGTTTGTCGACGACGGTGGTGACATCCAGTGCATAAAGAAACTTTTTCACGGTCAGAAACGCGCGGTCGTCTGTGCCGGTATCGACCTGCCCGGTGGTCACGACTTTTGCAATACCCGCCACTTGTTCCGTGGCGTAAGGTGAGCCGAGCATCTCCACTGTGATGTTCTCAATCGTGGACGCCGCCAGATTCAGTTCACAGGCTTCGGTGACCACGGTGTTTTTGCGTTTGTAGGTGATGACCTCACCATCGCGGCTGTCGACCGCGAACAGCGTCCCGTCTTCCAGCCAGTAGCCCAGCTCTTTGCCTTCAAACTCTTCATCACCATCCCAGACTGTTTCAAAATGCAGTTGGCCTTGTGCTACCAACGCGCCGCGGGTAATGGCTTTTTTCTGGATTTCAGCCACCAGAGAAGTCTGCTCCGGATTCGGGACATAGCCGGCAGAGCCGATGCTGATGTGAGTGATTTTGTATTCAATGCCCAGATCACCGGCACGAATCGCGGCGGCAATCCCGGCATGGGTGATGAGTAAGCTCATTGGGTAACCTCGTAAGTGTGTTGATTGCGGATATGCCGGCAGTTAGCAAGCTGATGATGGACATCAAGCCGGGAGTGATACGTCCAGGTGATTTCAGTATGCGGCAGGCGCTTTTCCTCAAACGCCGCCCAGGCCTGCGCGCATGAGATTCGGGCATCTTCCTGCAGCGCGACATAAATCAGGTTCGGCGTGGTCCGGTCATCAGAGACGGTTCCGGCGTCATCACCTGCCAGAGTGTAGAGCAGTGCCTGATAATCGCTGATTTTCCAGCCGAACAGCGCTTCCTTAAAGTCAGTCAGCAGAGACAATTCAATATCATCGTGCGTGGCTTTGAAGTCGGTGGCCATTGCGTCAATGAGGCTGGTCAGCTCCGGGTTGTCGGCTTCCTGCCAGTATTGCCCTTTGGGCAACAGGGCTCGGATAGCTTGCGCAAAATCTTCGGCGCTGTAATCGATGATTACGCTGGAGGTGTCCATGTCACGTCTCCTAATACATGAATCTGATGGCTCTCAATCGTCACTTCATCAGTCGGCGATTTCACAATGAAGTTGGTGGTGACACTCGACACCGTCAGCACAATTTCCGTCGGCGTGACGGATTCCGGATTGCCCGTCGCGGCGTTGATTTTGCCCATTTTGCTTTGTACCAGGCTCTGCAGCGCAGTGACCACGTCATCACGGACAGACTGATCTTCAATGCCCTGAATCTCGATATTCAAAAGAACATGCTCAGGCAGTAAGGCGATGGGATGGCAGCCCGCCAGACGATGCGCTTCGAAGGTTTGCTGAACAAGGCTGATCACTTCGCTGCTCAGTGTCGGGTCAGCGGTGCGGCGACCGATATACACTTCCACCATGCCGCGCTCCGGGGTGTTATCCAGCGCCCAGGCAAAGTCGACATCGGCATGCGCTGACGTTGCCCAGGCTTCATAATCTTCTGCTTTACCGATAAGGTCGTTTTTCTCGTAGGCCACAATCACCCGGGCGCGCCAGTGTTCGAGAGTTTCAATGTCGGCGCCGCCTTCAATGCCAAGGCTCTGAACCTGAGTCGGATCGATACCGCCTAAGCCTTCGGACAGGGTCAGAATGTTTCCGGCTGGCAGATTGCTGGCACTGCCGGACACGCGCGCAATCACGCTGATCGGCACGTCACTGTATTGCTCTTTGGTGGTTTCGTATTCATTGCCGGCAGCATCGGTCAGCAAGGTTGCTTTGGGGATGACCACCACACCACCGAGCTGAGTAAACCGGACGGTGCCTGATGCAAACGTGGGCAGCAGGCGCGGCGTGTCATGACGATTGGCATGCAGATAAAGCCAGGCTTCGGAGCACGTTTCCGGGTGAAGCTGGCGAAACAGCAAATCCTGATAGCCGTACTGGCCGTAACTCACGCCCGCCATCGCGCACGCGATGGCATCAATCGCCGGTGTGTTCTGCCCGGTTTTCGCCATCAGTGTCGATTTGGCGCGATCGATAAGTGTCTGCAGGCTGCGTTGTGTACTCATAGTGTGACCTTAAACGTGGTGTCATCGGTGAGGGTAATGATCACATCACGCCCCATCTGATTGGGTTTCGCTTCCCATACGGAAACCGTCACGGCTTTGGCGTGGCCCTCGGTGATGAGCCAGGCCAGCGCCTCTTCATAAAAGCGTTTGGCCATGACGAGCGTCTGCGGAGTGAGCTTATCCCGGCGCAGGGTCCAGTCGCGTGAGCCTACGATGGTCAGCAGTTCGTCGCTCCAGTTGCCGCCGCGTTCGTCTTCCGCCATTCGCGCGCGATCGTTCTGTGTCGACTCGCTGTGGTTGTAAATGCTCTGCCAGACGGCGTGTGTCATGCCTTCCTCGGAGTTCATCGGTGCCGTGATCGCGTTTAAACGGAAATAGTTCATGATTTGTTTGGCCCATATGAAGTGCGTTGGTTGTTATCGTCCAGGTAGTCGTGGGTGTGGGTTTCCACTGTGACGCCCGCAAACTTCCCAGAGCTGCCGCCGACGTTGCCCGCGACGTTGAGGTTGCCCCCGATGTCCACATTGCCTGAGAACGACGCAGTGGGTGCGGTGACATCCACTTTGGGCGCCGTAACGCTGACATCGCCTGCGGCTGTGATGTCCAGTTTTGCCTTAGTGTTCACTTTGATACCGTCTGCGGTGAAGTGAACCAGATTGCCTTTGTCATCGAGCATGGCGACCTCACCCGGCTGCAGTGCCATCTGGTAACGTTCGTCTTCCACATTCACCGCGATACCGCGCGCGGTGACGCCCCCGATAAACAGGTTGTAGGTTTTGGCGCCCACCAACGGACGACTCATAAAGCCGTAGTTGTGCACCCGGCGGATGCGATCGTTGGTGCGGCCCGTGGCGGTCTTAATCTGAAGCCACTGCGTCTCCGCACCTGTGACCGTGCCGGTGCCAACCAGATTCTTAATCCGGCTCATCAAACGAGCCAGCAGTGTGTCAGACATCGCTTTGCTCCCTGAATGGCCGGAACAGTGTCATCGAGGTGGTTTGTGCGCTTTCCGAGACGGACAGGCTCAAGCCTTTGATGACCAGCATTTCACTGAACTGCTGCGTCTGGTCGATAACCCGGATGACCCGGTTGAGTCCGTCGATGGCGAGCGCCGGGAACAGTCCGGCAATGCTTGCCGAAGCCGTCAGGCTCTGCGCGATCGCAAGGTTGTGTTCATACCGGGCGCGGGACAAACACGCGTCGGCGGACTGTAACTGATCGCAGATAATCACCCGCGTGCGCGATGCATCGACATCGGCCGCGGTGACCACCGCGCTGGCATCGTCCCACGCGCCCTGAACTTCGGTGCGGTGAAAGCGGGTATGGAACTGACGGGCAATCTCAAGGCGTTCGATGTTGTTGCCGACTTCAAGCCCGATACCCTGAATGATGCTGTGCGCGGTGTTCTCAATCGTCAGCACGCCATTGCGTTCAATCAGCACCAAGCCTTGCTCTCGAATCAGCTGCGCGATGTTTTCTACCGGCGACTCTGCGTTGATCTGAAACTCCGGTACGGCCTTCAACGTGGAGACCAGACTCTCTACCCGCAAGCCAAACGGCGCGGCTAGGCGGCGCAGTAACTTGTCCATCGGTTGATCGTAAAGCGCATCCATGGTGATGCGCGAGTCAATCATGTTGGCACTGACGGAACGGCCAGTGATGTTGACAGAGCGGCTGCCTGAATCGGTGGCGGACTCAACCTGGTCAATTTGTCCTTTCAGGATGAGCTGGCCGCCGAGATAAAAGCTCACCGGAAGAGGCAGGTCAATCACCATCACCGGCACTTTGCAGCGGAAGGTGTGCGCGAGCTGCTCGAGAGAGTAGCTCAGTTCGGCTGAGTAAAACGCGGTCTGCGCGCCATTGATGTGCATCGTAAGCTGGCTCATTGCGGGTTCCTCACGGCAATGTCACCACGCAGGAACAATGGGTGCTGCAACGCATTCATTGCGGTAACGATCGGCTCTGCCGTGTACTGGTCGTGCGCGATACTCAGGGCAGGTTTGCTGCGCGGCTGCTCAATCACACGGTGCGCCGCGGTGCCCTTGATGACCTTGTCATACTGTGTCTGAATGCCGCCTTTCAGCGCCACTAATGCATCGAAGATGTCTAAGCTCTCAACCGTTGAGATGCTCGTGGTTTCAGTTACGCGCGCATCAATCCCGTCAATCAGCGCTGCGAGGTCGCTTTGAATGATAGCTGGCTGTTTGCTCACGGCGGTGATATCAAACTGGTCCTGCTTCTCCAGACGGGTGACATCTTTGCTGACCTTCACGGCTCCGGTCACCATCTGGATATTGTGATGAGGGGTGACAGCGTCCTCTTTAACCTGACCCAACATCAGTTGCTGTGCGGTGCGGGCGTTGTCGACGGCCTCACTGTCGGAGTCAGGCTCAGACTGAACGCCCTCGGCGACGCGATCAACGGCGGTGCTCAGCAGCGTGGCGAACTTATCCGGCGCACTGCTGATGCTGCTGATGGCACCAAACGCTTCGTTGATGGCTGAGTTAATGCTTTGCAGCTTGTCATCGGCGAGGTTCAGGCGGTGGGTGATGTCCACCAACACGTTGAGTGACTGAGTGAAATCGTTCTGTGTCTGGTTGATGTCGGCCACACTGAGGTTTTTCACATCACGGGCGAACGACTGCGCTGAGACACTTTCTACCATGCTGGCCTGTTGCTTCACCCGGACGGTCGTTGATGTATTGATGGTCGGCTGCGTGCCAGCACGCACAAAGCTCAGACTGAGTGTGACCACGCCGCGCTTGGTGCTGATGCTTTGCGAAAAGGTTTCGAATACCAGCGTCAGCTCGCCCAGCCACGGGTGCTCCAGCTCTCCTGCCGGGGATGACTCCAGGTTAGCAATGAACGCGTTGGCATCCGCCAGCGAGTCAGCGCCGACAAAGACGACATCGAGTTTGATGGTGCGGGATTTACTGCCCATCACACGGATGTTGGGCAGTTCGGCGTAGGGAATTTCACTGACGTGCAGGCGCTGGCCGCCATCAATGGCGGTCGCCAGGATATTGAGCTGATGCCCGTTCCATCGCCCGCGCTCGTACTGTCGTTCCCACATGAAAGCTCTCACTTCATCTCAAACAAATCAAAGAAGGCAGCAGCTCGGAAAAATGATGGCGGGGAAGGGCGCTCAGGCCTGATTCGGACTCACCCCTCCCTCCGCACCAAAATTCAGCACTGCAATTTTGCGCAATCAGAGACGCAAAATAATTAGGTAGGGTTATTGCACCACAGCCCTGATGGGAACTGAACTCAGGGCTGTTTTAGATTGGGAATTTAGAGAAGCGCCGGGATCGCAAACGTGCGTTTTTGATCGTTTTTCAGATCCTTTCTTTTTAAAGCCGATAGGCATCCAACAACATGGCGTCCATTTGTATCATTTTGCGTGCAGCCAGAGAGATACGCTTGCTCGATACGCCCGTTCTCAGGGACGCGAGTTCGTATGAATAACCTGACTCAAAGACGAGCCTCAGCGCCGATCTTGTTTGTTCTGGAATTTCTCGCAGAGGCAGAACACCCAATAGTGCGTTCAGACGCTTTGAGGGAATGACATTAATTTTCATGCAGTCTAGACTTCCGGTTTATTAGGCTTGCTCAAATGCACCGAAAATGTCCATCTGATCCACATCTCCCTTGCACAGCTCCGGTTGCAGTTCTGGGTCTGGCTTGGCGCCAGTCGGTTCAATAATGCGGTTAACCGTGGTCAGCGTGGTAAACGCGCGGCCGCAGTTTAGGTTCAGGCATTGGCAATAGGCTTCGCGCGTTTCGTTACTCATCGCTTTGGACGTTGCAATACGTGCTTTGCTTCCGCAAATAGGGCAGGTGATTAACATGGGATCTCCTCACGCTAACGGCCAGTCGTCTTCCAGTTCTGGGAAGAACGACAGGTCCGGTTGTTGATACTCTTCGGTTTCTGGTTGGGCTAACACTTCATCCCAACCTTCAAAATTCATCCACGACAAATCATCGGCAGGCGCGCGGCTGACTTCGACCAGCTGAGCCGGGCGTTTTTCGCCGTACTCGTCTACCTCCGCAGAGCGGATTTGGATACTTCGTTCATCATCGATGCGAATTGAACTGCCTTTTCTGAGTGCGGCCAGTGCCGCTTCATCAATATTTGGCGGTTTATTCGCCTTTCTTTGCTCTGGTGCTAACAACCTGGTGAGCTGATCGCTGACCTGATCCTCGCGGGGCTCCGTACAGTTATTGACAGAACTCCGAGAGGCGGCGGTGCCGCCAATGACGGTCGCTGCGCTCCCTTGGGCGATCGCTTCCGCATTATCGTTAACCTTGGATTTCTGCTTAATCGTCCAGACTCTGAGGCGTGTTTTGATGAACACGCCTGATGCGTCAAACCCATCTAACTTGCGAACGGTTTCGCCGTGCGGAGAGGCAAACGGCAGCTCTTCATAAACATTGGTGATCAGCAGGTCCGCACGTTTCACGAACGGGCCGCCCTGACCCATGATGTAATCGCGCCACTGGCCACGGTCGGCGGCTTTCATCACTTCCGTGACGGTGCCGTTTTCATGTTCCAGATCGGCCTGATAAACCTGCGTGAGCAGCACAAACAGATACTTGCTGTCGAACTTCTTATGGCGACGAATCAGCTCTGCCGGAATAGGCGGGCCCATCAGCTTGCGGCCTTCACGGATGTTCAACTCTTCATAAATGGTCAGCAGCTCTTCATAGTTCAGTTGAGTGAGGTATTGGTTAAAGCTGGCTTTGTCGTTGTTAGCAAAGCGGCGCAGCTCGCGGTAAGTCGTGACCGGCGCGCCACCGAAAAATTGAAACTGGCGGATACCCCAGCGGCTTTTCCATGCGTTCACATTCTTGGCCATGTCTTTCACGGGCTTGCCCGTTTCGTCGGACATTTCATCGTCCATGGCAAAGCCATCGATGTTCTTGGAAATGTACTTGGCGATGTAGCCCGTAGCCGCGCCTTTGGCCGGATCGATGTAACCAAAGTCGCAGCGCGGTTTGTAATTCAATGGCCCGTGAAACGCCTGCTTTTTCTCGGCGCGTTTCGGGTTGCGGTCGAACTGCGGATACAGCTCTTCTTTGTCTTCCTCGACGGCGTAGGAAATGAACACGTCACGCACCTGCGCGACATCTTCCGGTTTTACCCAAATCAGCAAATGCCAGTGTGGCGTACCATCGTGATGCGGCTCGGCCACACGAACACCAAACCAGCGAATTTCTTCACGGCCCAGCTTGGCGCGAATGCGCTGCCACACGTTGTTGAGGTAGGCTTGCGTGTCACGCGGGCTGGCACCGTTCCAGTGGTCTATAAAGCCGCCTTTCTTGTAGCTGTTGTGGTACTTGGACGGCGAAGTGAGCGTGAGAAACAAACCTTGCAGCTCGAGCTCATTGCCGATGTCTTCGCAGCCACGGCAGCGCACCATCAGCTCATGGCGGCGGATCGCCGGATTCGACAGGCTCTTTTTCGCCATGTCCCACAAGTCGGCTTCTTCGCCCGTAATCTCATCGATCAGTTGGCACTGCTTAATGTATTCATAGTTGGCTTTCTGCTGCTCCTGATGCTCACGGACACAATCCCAAGAGGCATAAGGCGAGGCTTTGTAGCTCACTTGTCCCATGGCGATCGCCAGATGCTCACGCATGATTTTGCGAATGTGCACCAATCGGCCGCGCCACCATTTTTCATCGAGCATTCTTGAGATGTCGTTCAGGGCCGTCAGCTCGGTTTGCTTCTTGCGCTTGCGGGGCGCTTTGATGCCGAACTCATTCACGAAAGCCGCCAGCTTGTGGTAGGTGTTCACCACCGCAATCTCGCCGATTTTCGATTCAGAGGCTTTGACCTCGCGTTTCGCCAGATCCGCTTTCACTTCTTTGATGGCGGAAGCCGCAAAGCGTTGGTGACGGGCAGAGGCGATTTGCGACAGCTTGAATGCCATGTCTCTGAGTTCGTCGGGTTCGAGTTCGGCAACGCTGCGGTTCTTCTCTGGCTTGGTATGTTTTTCGGCTTGGTTGAAATCAAAAGAGAGCTGAGGACGCTGAAAGTCTTCAGGCAGGCTGTGCTCTGTAAAGTACACGGAGGCGAATGCGTTATCGCCGCTTTCGAATTCTTTAGAGAACATCGCCACTTTATGCGTGGTTGGTAGTTTGCTGTATTTTTCCAAGACCTTTTGCGCGCGTTCCGTTGCGGGTGCCATGCGTTCACGCAGGTAAATGTTAGCTTCTTTACGGCCGAGTTTTTCGAACACGCTGATGTAGCGCGTGACGAAGTATTTCGTCAGGTAATCGGGCAGGTCTTGGATGCGCGACTGCGCCCAGGCAAAGTCATCCGGGTTGGCTTCAAACAATTTACGTTCAAGCACACTCAGGCTTTCTGGCTGAATCACTTCATTGAATCGACGATCACCAAAGCAGCCCGCTTCAACTTCCGTTAAAGGGGCTTGCCATGGGAAATCATACAGCTCGATTTCTGCGGGTTCGGTGAGGGTGTCCATGCTGCTTTAAGAACGCTTATGCCGCGGCATCATGACCAACAGAAATGATATGACTCAGTCCTTGAGGAATATCGAAACGGTTGCCTTTATCCCAGATGAACCAAGCGTATTCGCACGAGTCTGAGCCGCCACCGACAAAACGTGGACGAGGAACAATGATCGGGCATTTAGGTGGAAAGCCAATTTCAAACCAGAAAGGCAAACGCTTCTTAGAGCCCAAATAGTTGACGCGTTGCAGATATGCCATTGTCCCGTCAGGTGCAAGTTCACTCAGGCTTTTACGAATGAACTCTTCCGTCAGTGAGAATGGTGGATTAGTAATGATCACGTCTTGAATGCCAAAGTCGGTAGTCAGGTAATCAATACCTTGTTCAATTTCGGCGAATGACTTCTGGCTTTCAGGCAGAGCAATCTTGTCGAAGATCGCCCCGGTGCCATAGCAAGGTTCCAAAAACTTATCAGTAGGGCGCAGCGTTAGCTTGCCCAGAAGTGCATCTACAACTTCTGCTGGGGTTGGATACAACTCGCGAGGCTGGACGTTACCGTTGGTTGAACTCATGCTTCTTCCCCCTTCTCCAACTCATCACGGCGCGCAGCGATGCGCTCTATCAGGTCATCTTCGATGTCCAGCAGGTCTTTCAGGGCTTGTTTGCTATCGAGCAGCACAATGCTGTGGGCGTGGTCGGTTGTGGTGGCAGAGAAGATCACCACGTTCAACATCTTCATGCTTGAGGAATATTCGATACGCACGCTCATCACATCGGCGCTGTCGATGGCCAGCTCATACAGGCTGGTGATGGTGGCGAGAATCGCGCGTTCAAACGCGGCTTTGGTTACTGGGTCATTCATCATCTTTGCTCCTACGCTGAGACGAAAAAGGCCCCCATT